AGCGGACGAACCTTGCTCTCACCGTCGACGGCTGGCACGACGACGAGCGTCATCTTCTGATCGCTGGCGAGGTGGACTTCCAAGCGGGCATCCGGCCCGGCAGCGGTCAGACGGGCTAGCAGCTCAGCGACAGACGCACCTTGGAACCACCAATACGGGCGCGGGCGACGGACGGGGTTCATGCGGATTTCTCCTGGTCAGGGGGAGGGGTAGCAGGGATGCCGAGACTGCGGTCGGACAAAATATCGGTCGCGCGCTGAATCCGGCGACTCGACCGTTCGATACGTTCGACGAGGTCCGCCGCCTCGGACCGCGCGATGGCGTTCTCGGTGTGCGCCGCGAGGAAGGTGGACACGAACGCGCCGAACGACTTGACGACGCGGAGCCCGATCACAGCGACGACGCCCTGCATGAGGATGATGGTGAGCGCGGCCCAGACCATGGTGACGACCTCTCTTGCTACAGGGTGCCGAACGGGTAGAGCACGACGTTTAGGCGATCCAGACGGAGAAGCGTTGCGACGCGCTACCGCTCGGGTCCGTCGTGCCGGGGCCAGAGTCCACGGTGCCAGTCCCGCCGCCCGTAATGCTCACGACCGCGAAGGCGAGTGTGCCGAGGTTCGTTGTGCGCGTGACCCGGAGGTCTGTCGATTCATCCACCAAGTAGGTCGGATCGGAATCGGTTGTGGCGTAAGTCGTCATCGGCTAGGTATCCCAACGGATGGCGCAGCGGTTTTGGTCGTTCGCGCCCTTCACACGCTGGAGGGTGAAGAACGTGCGCGTGGCGCCGTACATGGGGAGCGTGATGATCGTGTTAGCCGAGATGTCGCTGGTGAAGTACGTCAGGACTTGCGTGCTGGGATTGAGCGCGATGACGAAGAACGGGAAGATGGGGAATAGGCCCACCTGCGTTCCGATCAGTGTCGAACTCTGGTTCGCCGGGTATGGTCCCATCCACGTCGTAAGTTCGCCGGGGACCGTGCCGGTGTACGGCGTCACACGGCTTCGGCAGTTGTTCCCGCCGCCATGCCCGACGAAGGCAAAGAATCCGACCGTGGTATCGGCGCCTGTGTTATCGTGCGTCCGCTCCATGCCGAACAGCACGTTGTTGTCGCCGCTCCCAGAAAAATTGTCAAACAGCATGACGCACAGACGGTTCGTGTCCCCGCTGAAATAGCAGTTGTAGGCAGTCGTCGTCGCGCTCCCCGGCCCCTCGAGCACGAGGCCGGGCGTGTATGACGTCGTGACGCCAGAGAAGCTTCCGGCGCCGTCGGTGGTATGGCCGTAGGAGATCGTGAGTCGGAGCTGTGATGCACTGCCAGCCGATCCGAACGCGATGCGAATCTTCATCGGGTTCGCCCCGGCCAGGGCGTCGGTTGCCTGCCACAGTGCAAAGCCCTGAATCGTACTGGAGCCGGGGGGCTTCACGCTCGTCGCGAAGTTGATCTGACCCGTATCCGAGGTCTGCGTCCAGCCCATCGCCTCGATCCCGGTCTTGATCGCACCGATGAGCGTGCGCCAGGTCGTGTCGCTGGTGAGGTCTGGGGCAATCGTGACTGCGCTACGTGGCATTAGGTCCTCGTGAGAGCGAGCGTCCCGGTCAACCGTGTGATCGTCGCCGGGGTGCCAGTGATGACAAACTTGAGGTAGTCGCCAACGGCGAGACTCGTCGTCCACGAGGTCAGCGTGGGCTGGGACTTCTGCGCGCTGGACAGCGTGAGCGGGGCCGAGGCGCTGATCTTCGTGAACGTCGGGAACGCGCTATAGGTCGCGCGCCAGACTTCGACCGTGACGGAGCCTGAGACGTCAGCCACCAACTCGCCCGCCGTGATCGTGCTGTCGGCGGGGATGCGCACATAATCCGAATCCCCCGCCTCGATCACCTCGCCGCCGAACTCCACGGAGAACCCGACTTCAGACGCGAGCGTGGGATCTGGGTACGTGCCCCCGAGCGCTCCGCCGGCTGCGCCGGCCGGCGTCGCGCCGACGACGTTCGCCTTGAGCTCCGCCGGATCGCTCGTGTCCCACTCGAGCGTCGCCGTATCCGTGGGCGCGGGCGTCGTCGCCGTTGTCGCGATCACCGGCTGGCCCGCGGTGCCCGTGGGGACGCCAGCGGAGAGGACGCCAGAATAGGGAGTCGCCCGAACGTAGTAGGTGATGCCGGGATCGACGAACGCGGAGCCCGCCCAGCCGTAGTCGGCCGAGAGGTTCGCGACGTCGACGTCCACATGATTCGTCGCGATGATGCTGGAGAAGTCGAGCGCGTCGGAGAAGGCGAACGTCACCGAGAGCGCGGTCTCGTTGACACTTGCGACGGCGAAGACGGCCGGGATATAGACGCCAAAGTCGAGGACCTCGCGACGCGTTGGCGTGAGGTTGACGACCGTGGGCGCGTCAGGCGTCGGGAGCGGGACCGGGCTGTCGATCTCCAGCCACGTCGCGTACCGCCCCCGTGGCTTGCCGCTCAGTTGGAAGACGCTGGTAATGACGCCGTTCTGCGAGCTCTGGCTGTAGCCGTCCACGCCGCCCGCTTGGTCCTCGTTGTACGTCACCGCGAATGCCGGCGTGCCGACGTAGTCCCAGAGCCAGCCGAACCACAGGCCCGTCCCCTGGATCACCTGCGAGAGGATCGGCAACTCACGATCCGACCGGATCGCGTCGGCCAACGCCTGCGCCCTCGTCGCGTCGTTAATACCCGTGTTCTGCGCGAGCGTGATGACGATCGGCTTGATGCCGTACCGGAGGGTCGACGCGGTTGGGGTGATCGTCGGGGACACGGTCGGCGACGTGACGGTCTCGATCGCGCCAGACGCGTTCACGAACCGGACGATCACGTAGTTTCCGACCGTCTCCAGCGCGAGCCCAACGTCAACCTTCTCGTGTTCGTCCGGCCCCACGGACCAGTCGGGGACCGTCGCCGTGCGGTTCGGCGTGAAGAGGTGGATGGCGAGATTATCCGAGTCGTCGTACAGGAACCGCACGACCCCCGTCCCCACCGCCGCCGTGTCGGAGAAGATCTTCCAGAACTTGACCGGCTCCGTCAGCGTGAGCTCGTCGATGTACGTGCTCGGCGCTGATGGATCGACGACCAGCGTGTACGTTGCCGGGAACTGGTCGTCCAGCATCGCCTGCAGCACGTCGGCCAAATCACCGGCCGCGTAGACCTTCGGCGTGACTTCGTCCGCGAGGATCAGATGGTCAATGAGCGGGGCTTCCGGTCCCCGCCCTTGCATCATCATCTCGTCGCGGTGCCCCGAGATGTCGAGCCGGTCCGTAAACCCACGCGCCCACTCGCGGTAATCCCCTTCGCCTGATGGGTACTCGCCTCGCGGCTTGATGCAGATCCACAGGTCCCAGGCGCGATTGAGGTCGAGCAGGGGCTGATAGTCGTCGGCGTCGTCGACATTGAGCGGCGAGTCCGTGCGAAACGGCACGAGCGAGTATTCGCCCACGGACCCACGGAGACTCGCCGTCAGCGTGTGCGTGAACCGATCGAGGTCGTCGGCGAGCGTGTGCGAGTTCAGGAAGTCGGCGTTCCGCTCCCCGATGGCGAGGTTCCCGACGTTGATCATCGTCCCGTCGTAGTTCGCCACCCGGAGGAACATGAACTCCCAATGGCCCTGCGGGTCCGCGATGATCGCGCGCTCTTCCGGGGTCAGGGATCTCATAGGCCCAACCCCGTGCCGGCGTTCCGCGCTTCAGCGAGCGTGAGACTGACCACCCAGTACAGCGGCTCCCCCTCTGCTCCGCCGGTCTCCGCTTCGTCGGTGATCTCACCGGAGCAGATGACTTCCGCGAGCGCGTTGTTGAACACCACGCCGGTACAGGGCACCTGATTGCCGTTCGCGAACATCTCGCGAATGAGCCGCGCGGTATCCTCTTGGATGTTGGAGATCACGACGGGCACGTTCATGAGTTCGGCTTTGATGAAACTCCGCTCATTGCCGTTGGACGTGTACCGCCGCTCGCCCACCTCGCGCGGGTCCGCGTGGCCCGCCCGTTCGCAGGGCACATCCAGGTCCAGCCCACCGGCGTCGAGCGTGAGGATGCTCATGGCAACAACTCGATGATGCCGGGGAACACGACGCCTGTCCCGCCGCCGTAGCAGATGGTCTGCCGGCCGAGGTTATACGCGGGGAGGTCTTCCGGGTCCGGCGTCGGGTCCGACTCACCGGGGTTGAGTGAGATACGCGACCAGAGCTCGACCCGAATCTGGTCGCCGTCTTCGACGTCCCATGCAATCGCCGGGAAGGTGAACCCGATTACCCCGCCGAAGAACGTCCCCGCGGGCCAGTCGGAATCGACTGGTCCTTCGACCGCATCCGTCACCTCCGTCCCACCGCGACAGAGGTAGATGACGAGCTTTGACGACTGATAGGCGAACGCCGCGCCACCTTCCGATCCCTTGCTCACGAAGATGCCCGTGGGGATGCCCGAGAGCGTGGTCGCGCTGACGGGCGGCAGAATCCACACCCGCTCCGCCGTGGCCGAGTAGGTGATCGCGCACGGTCCTGGCAAGGAGCATTCGGCCGGGCTCACGCCCAGGAGCGTGTAGAAACACCCGCCTCCGGTCGATCCGCTCAGGACCGCATCTTCCGCGGCGGGGTAGTCGGCCGGTGGGTCAACGGCTGGTGTGTGCGTCGTCAGGACCAGCGTCTCATCAGGCGACGTGACTCCCGTCAACGCGTTCCCAACCTCATACAGCGTGAAGCTCACGATCCAGCTATCGGCCGTCTCGCGGAGTTCGCCCGTGATCTTCGCCGAGCAGACGATGTAATAGCCGTTGTTGTTGAAGAGATCACCCTGACACGTCTTCTGCGCGCCGAGGGCGAACATCGCTTTGAGCGTCGCATAGGTGGCGCTCAGGATCGGCGCGGTCACGACGGGCACCACCATCAACTCCGCGCGGACTGACGATTCCTCGGCGCCTTGGCCGGTGTGCTTGTTGCCGACTCGCCGGGGCGCCGCGTGGCCGCCCCGCTGACAGGCGAGCGTCAGCGGCGTCCCGCCCACATCAACGGTCAGGACCGCCACGGTATCCCGCCCGCTGGGAGCTTCATCTGCTCCAGCGCCGCGGCTCGTGAGCCACTGAGCCCACCACTCCCCGCGTTCCGTTCCTTATCCACTTCGGACAGGAACGCTCTGGTGATCGCTTGTGCGGTCAGTTGCGGCGTCTTGGACTCGTTGACCACGATGGCGCCGGGCGCGATGGTGATCGAGACCGGGGCCGTCGCAACGGTGCCCGTCTGACTGAGCGACGTCGGCGCCATGGGCGACATCGGCGGGACGAACGGATTCGTCGGCACAGAGAACTGGCCGGGATACGGCCTCCCCTTCGCGAACTCCTGGATGTAGGGCTCGAGCTTGAAGCCCGTGGGCGCGTTGATGACGGACGTGAGCGCGCCGATCGCCTTCGTGTTCTGGTCGAGCGCGAATTTCGCCTTCTCCGCCGCGGTCGCCTGCAACGCGATCGCCAGCGTCGCCGCTTCCTGGGCGTCGATCTCGTTGCCGAACGACCGCTTCAGATCCTCGATCTCGCGGTCCAGCGTCCGGGCGTTGGCTGCAATGGCTTCCGCGCGCTCGTTGCCGGGCGTGGCCGCGTCGAGCCTGGCCTGGTAGTCCTCCGTGCGCCGCGTCTGCATCACTGCCGCCTCTTCGCGGAGTTGGCGGATGCGCTCGTCCTCGAGCTGGTTCAGTTCAGCCAGTTGGCGGTTGCGCTCGCGGACCGTGTCGGAGTTCGCACTACCACCGGACCACGCAGCTTCGATCTGCTTGCGGAGCGTTTCGCGCTGCGCCTCGACCTGCGCGATGTTGCCAGCCAGGGCGTCCTTCCCCACCTCGGCGCGGAGTCCGGCCATGCTGATCGCGAACGCAGCCCGCATCTCGGCAGCGGCTTTGGCGGCTTCCTTCATCGCCTTGGACGCGCCGAACAGGCCGGAGACGAACCCGACCACGCCCCCGACAATGGCGCCAGGGAGCCCGCCGACCGCGGCACCAGTCGCCGCGCCAGACGCCACCCCACCGAGCGCCCCGCGCACGAGGTTCCCAGCCGTCCCGTGCGATGTGCTCGAGAGCGCCTGACCCGTGGCGTAGCCTGCGACCGCGGCGGCGACGCCCGACTTGATTGCACTGGTCCACTGTGGCGGTGGTGCGTTCGCGGTCGTCGTGCCCGTGCGACCCTTCGCATCCGGGTCCATGCCAGACGCGCGCAGCATCACGTCGGCGGCTTCCTTCTGGAGCCGCGCCGCCGTCTGCATCTTGATCGCGGCGCCGTCCTGTTTCTTCGCCGCCCCTTCGACGCCGAGCCCGAGCATCGCCGCGAACTTGCTGGTCAAGAACTTCTCCGCCAGCGCTTCGGACATGGCCCGGATCATCGCGCGCTTGAAGCCCTCGGCCAGCGCGATCAGTGGGTTCCGGCCGGTGGAGATGTCGGTGAGGATGCCTTCGATGTTCGAGACGGTCGCGCGTCGGATGTCCTTCGCCCGGCGCTCTACCTCGCGCGCAGCCTCCTCGGCTGCCCGCTCCCGATCCCGGTCCGCGTCGGCCTGCGCGTTCTGGACGTGCCCCAGCGTAATCGCGAGCCGTTCGCGCTCCTCAGCCTCACGACGGATACCGGCCGCCATCCGCTCGCTGATCCCGACGCCCTTCTCGCGCACCGCCTGCTCGCCCGCCTGCGCGATGCGGACACGCTCGACCGCGGCCTCACCGTCCCGTATCGCCGCGATCATCTCGCGCGTGGCGGCGTTGTCGGCCTTCGCCGCTTGGATACCGTTCCACGCGTCGGCGTTCTTGGCCTGTAAGGAACTATGATACCGATCGGTCGCCGCCTGCACCGCGTCCATCGCCTTCTTCTGCTCGTCCGTCGCCTCCGTCAACCGCTTCACGCCCGCCACCGCCGTGGTCGATACGGCGCCCGTCTGAGCAATAGCGTGGACGCGCTTGATAATCGCGTCGCGCTGCGACTCGAGCATCCGGATGACATCGGCGCCGTCCTTCAGTCCTGTCGCCGCGCCACCGAACAGCCAGTCGCCAAGCTTCTGCGCCCCTGCAGCACGGAGCGCCACCGCCATCCCGCCCTGCAGCTTCAGCACGCCCTGCTCAATCTTCGCGACGGCGATCGCCGCATCAGCCGCCGCAATGGCGAACCCGCCGAAGAACGCATTCGCCGCCCGCGCCATCGGACCAATGGCGCCCCGAATCCCGTCCAGCGCCGTGACGATCCCGCCCGAGGCGCCGGACATGTCGTTCATGCTGCCGACGGTATTGAGGATCTCGTTCCGGATCTGCTGCATCGCGCCGCCGATCGTCCGTGGCATCTGCGCGAACTGCGAGTCCACCGCATCGGCCTGCGTTTTCAAGGCATCGAACACGGCCTTGGCGGAGAGCTTCCCCGCTTCCGCCATCGCCCGCAGATCGTTCGTCGCTATCCCCATTCCGGTCGCGATGGCTTCCGCCAAGCGAGGCGCCTGTGACACGACGGAATTGAACTCGTCGCCCCGGAGCCTCCCTTCCTGGAACGCTTGCCCGAGCTGTTGAAGTGCCGCCTGCGCCGATGCAGCCGAGCCACCGGAGATGATCATCGCCTTATTGATCGTCTCCGTCACACGGACCAGATCCGCCTGCGAGGCGCCCAACCCACTCGCCGAACGGGCAAGCCGGGTATAGAGATCCGCTGTGGACTCGAACGAGGTCCGTGTACGTTGCGCTTGGTCGAACAGCGCCGCTTGCACCGCAGCAAGGTTCTCCGTCCCCGTGGTAACGAGCCGGAGCCGAGACTGGAGGTTCGTATAGGTATCGGCGAGGCTGACGAACTCCCGCAGCACCAACGACCCCGCGAGCACGGCGAAGGCGTTCTTCATCAGCGAGGCGGACGCGGACACCTTGTCCATCTGCGCGCCAGCCGCCGCGATCGCGCGTCCGCCTTTCCCCATCGCCGAGTCCATCTGGCGCGCTTCGATCTCGAGCAGCGCCATGCGACGGGTCAGCCGCGTGGTTGCGGCCTCCGTCTTCCCGGCAGTAACGCCCAATGTGCCGACCGATGTCGTCGCCTTGACGACGTCCCCCGCCTCAACCTTGATGGCGAGGGTGGCGATATCAGTTGCCATCGCTCACCTGTGATGCGAAGAAGGCGTCACTGATCTGACGCAACGCGCGGAGTTCCCACGGGGAGAACGCATACTGCATCATCGTCGACCACGGATGGATGTCCTTCCACGTCGGGCGACCGTCGCACCAGAGGAGCAATTCCGCGAATCGGTTGAATAGGTAGTGGAGCGAGCGCGGGAACGGTGGCCCATGGAGCAGCGCGATGGCGTCCGGGTCCCCACGCCGCACGAGTGGCGCGATGTGGTCCCGAACGGCTCGGCCGTCTGGGCAGCGTTGCTCCAGGCCGTAGACATGCTTGGCGTATGCTCCTAAGCCGTCTTCGGCCGCGCGCCGAAAAAAAGTCCGCGCTCCAGATAGGCGGCCTGCACATCCTGCGCGAGCCACCAGAGATCCGGATGCGTGAGAATCTTCTGCGCATTCTCAGGGCTCGGCCTCAACAGTTCGCCTTCGAGGACGATCCCGTCCAGCGAGTCCGGCTCCTGCCAGAACCGTTTCGTGACCGCGACGATCTGCTCGCGCAGCGATTCTTCCAGCTTGGGGTCGGTCAGGTCGACCTTGCCGTCGACTCGGCGCAACTGGTCGCGGTACTTCTCGACGACATCCTGCGCCTCGCGCGACCACACGGGGGCGATCTCCCAGCGGAACCCGGTGTCGCGCTTCACCACACTGTACTCGTCGCGCGGGTCCCAGATCGTGATGACAGCCGTCTTGTTCGCGAACAGTTCGGCCAAGTCCTTCACGTCCGAGCGCGGTGGTGCGATGCTGGCTCCGTTCCCGTTGGCGTGGGGCGGCGGAGTCTTACGGGGCTTGGTGGGTGTTCTCGTGCGTGGCATGGATGCGCTCCATTGAGGTGAGGGTCCCACGTCCACCCGCCGTGGCGCATCTCCGGCCAGACCGGGGACCGGAGCACGACGGGGGACGGGGATATTCGCTTCGCTTCGCTCGTGCTACTTCTTCGACTTCGTGTGCGCGGGCTCGGCCGACTTCTCCTTCTCCGGCTCGTCCAAGCCCAACGCCTTTCGCTGCGCGTCGTTGAATCCGTCGAGCATGTGCGGCGGGATCGGTGGGTCGGCCGGCTTCGCGATGCGCTTGCCTTTCTCGTCGATCATTCGTCAGGCCCTCGGTTACGGGACGCGGGTGATGGAGATCATCTCAGAGGCACCGACCACACCACCGGCGACGTTGATCGTTGCCACCGCGGGGCCGTCGTTGCCCAAGGGCAGGGTAAAGTCGGTCGCCAAGAGGTTCGGGAACGTGAAGGCCAGTGTGCTCCCCGCACCTGGCACGGAGAACGGCAACACCAGCGCGAACGGGGTCCCGGCGAGATAGGCCGACTGCCGGGCCGCGGTCGTGCGGAGCGCCGTGAGCGTCCCCGAGATGGTGAAGTTCGACTCGTACACGTCTGGCGAGTACGGCGAGCCGACCACCTTCGCCAACTGCAGCCCGTTGCTCACCGTGAGGTCGAAGCTGGTCAGGTCCAGCACGGGCGACGCGTCGATCGTGATCGCGGCGTCCGTCGCCACCATCATTTCCGTCGTGCCGACCGACGGCGTGGTGTAGAACGGGGACGACGCGCCGGTGACGATGGACTGCTTGATGAAGGCGATCGGGTACTCGATGTGACACGGCTCGTCGGGCGCGCCGGTCAGATGGAACCCGCCGAACCGGATGCCCTTACTGAGCGTCGAGGTGTCGATGTCCACCTCGGTGATCTCGCCCGTGTACGAGCGTCTGGTGAGGCCGGGGACGAGCACGTTCGCCGCCCACGTCCCGCGCAGCGACGCTTCCAGATACGGGTCATGCTCCGTGGGCCGGAGGTCGGCCACGAGTGTCCCGTCGCCGGCCTGCGTACCGAGCCGCGGGAGGTTCGTCTTGCCGTCGGCGCGGATCTCGCCCGGCATGATGAGGGCTTGTCCGAGATGCGGGGCCGTGATGGCGTTGAGCCGCATCTTCGCCGCGCCAGTGACCGTCGCATCGGGCGTTCCGATGGAGACCGGCTCGGCCTTGATCGCGAAATAATAGTTCTTGCCAGTCTGACCCATCGGAGCGTTCCTCGGTTAAATGACGTTTGCTGAGCGCAAGCGCAGCGGGATCGTGAACGGTTGCGTCGAGAATCCTGGCTGGCTCTGTTGCAACTGCCCGGCGTAGGGGCCGGTGTCCGCTCGCACACGGAGCGTGTTCCCGTTCGCGAGCACGATCGCGGTGCGAGGCGCGAAGAGCACGCGGAGCGCGTTGACGTATCGCTTCGCCGTGAGCCCCGTCTCTGCCTCCACGTTCACGTACAGCGCGTACATCGGCGTCGCCTCGAGCTCACCCAGCGGGCCGATCGTGACTTGCGCGGTGGGACCGGGGAGGAATTCCTCGCGCACCCACGGCACGCCAGCCGTCGGTTGGAAGGCGACGTTCTCCCACGCGCGCGAGGTCGGGAGCCCGACGGTGAGCGACCGACCACCCGCGGCCACCTCTGGCGTGACCGCGCCACTCACCGTGACCGCGAGCGCTGAGACAGCCGTGATCACGCGCGGCGTGTTGGTCGCGAATCCCGCGGGCGTGATCTCCATGCCCGCATAGAGACCATCCGTCACGAACGAGCCCGTCGTGCGCGCGTAGCCAGTCGCGGTCGCACTGAGCGTGACGGACCCCGTTGTGGCGACAACGAGTGTCATCGCCTTGCTGCGAAGGGCTAACTGCATCAAAACCTCGTCGATCACTTGGCCCCCGCTGTGCGAGTCGCGACTGTATCGACGACGCGCGAGAACGCGGCGATCGTCATTTTCCAGCCATGCGGGGCGCCACTGTGGAACTGGACCCCCTTCGCGTTGTCCTCCACCTCCGGCGCGTACCACTTGGTCGTAAACACGAGTGCCGTATGCTCGTCCGGATAGCGGAGCGTGACTGAATCCCGGAGCGCCCCGGCCGCGTCCCAATTCGACGCCGCCACTGGTATTGGCGGGGCGCCGGTGATCGCGGAGCCGAACTTGATCGAGCGCTGCAGTTCGATCGCGGTGTTGATGTGCACCGCCTTGGCGCGCTGCTCGACCTTGAGCGCGAATTGCTGGATGCTGGCCGTGAAGGTCATCGGCTGCACCGGATGTGCGCGGACGTCGGCGTACCGTCCATCGCGCACGGGTTGACATCCTCGACCGTCAACGTCTCGCCGCCGAAGACCACCGTCGCGCCCAGTGGCGGCAGTTGCCCCGGCGTGGTCGGCTCGAAGGACAGCATCGGGTGCTCGGACTGGATCAGCCCAAGCCTGGCGTATTCGTCCGGGTCGCCCTGAATCCGCATCGCGAAGCCCGCGACCGTGCTGGTACTCGACGTGCTCGTATCCGTAGCGGCGTCGTAGGCGACGACCGTCTTCGAGAACGTCACCGCGGCGCCCTTCCGCATCAGCACTCCGCGCAGACTCATGCGAGCACCTTCTTCATTTCTTCCAAGTCGGCGCGCAACGCCGCAATAACTTGGTCCGCCGCGCTGCACGCTCGGATGCACCAGCCGTGCGGGCCGTAGAAGCCGGTCTCGCCGGAGTAGTGCTCCGCGTAGTCCCTGAACGTCAGGAAGCGGCCCATGTCATCGCGGGAAGCGCCGCTCATGCGAGCACCGGTGGCGTATTGTTCGCCACCGCCGCCTGCCAGAAGGGGTCAGTCGCCGTCGCCGCCTGCACATCGTCCCGCGTGTAGCTGTAGAACGAGCCCACCGTTTCCGACTTCATCCCCTCAGAGCCGCGGGTGCGGTACACCGACGCCACGACGGACTTGATCGCCAGCTTGGCGCCCTCTGGCAGATCGCCGAGGTGGTCGTACAGCACATGGACGTAGCGCGGCTGGCGCACAGTCCCGAACCACCCGCCATCGGTGCGCGTGATGAGGCGCGACCCGACGCCGTAGACGACGACAAGTTTGTTCGTGGTGTCGAGCGTGACGTCAGGCACGGCGGGATCGTAGCCGAGTTTGATCGACGTGAGGACGCTGACCGGGTAGGTGAGGTAGAGGCGTGACGAACCCGTGCCGTCGAGGACGTCCGTCCGCGCCAACGCCGCCGCCGTGTACGAGCCGGGCGCACGCAACGTCACGCTCTCGAAGAGCGCCTCCACGTCGTTCAGGAGCGCGGTCAGCAGCGTATCGTCGGCGGACGCGGGCGCGTCACCGAGATACAGTTTCAGCTCGACCAGCGACACGAGGTCTGGCATCTACTTCTTTCCGTCCGCGCCGCGCTTTACGATCAGTTTCCAGTCGCCAGTCTCGCCGGGCTTCGACCGCGTCTCATTCATCGACAGCCACAGCGAGCCGCCCCACGTCGCGAGCAGCCCGCGCGCGTAGAGTTTGTCGGGCTCGAACACGCCCTGATACGAGTCCGCGATGGTCCGCACTTGGAGCTCCGCGAACCGCGCCTCGATCCGTGCGTCCAACTCGGCAACCGTGGCGATACCGTCCGCACCGCGTTCGCCATGCTCGCCGCGTGGGCCTGGCACCGTGGACGGCGCACCGTCACGACCCGAGAGGCCATCGGCCCCGCGCTCGCCCGGCTCCCCGCGGTCGCCGTCCTTCCCGTCGCGGCCGTCCTTGCCATCGACGCCGTCCCGGCCGGCCGGACCAACGATCGGGTCAGCCGCGCGCGTTTCGACCGGTGCCTGAGCCTGAACCTCGGCCACGCGTTTCCCGACTTCGAGCTCGACGGCGATCTTGATGAACTCGCGCATCGCGGCATAGGTGGTTTCACTCATAGTCCGACCGCGAGGCTAAGGATGAGAAGCTCTTCGGCCCGGTCCGGGGCAGAGGACACCTCCGGCGTGAGGGCCACCCACTCCGCGCGGGCTGGAGCAAGGAACGGCCGGACCGTGCCAAGCGCGACGACCGCTGCGGGCACCACCCATTCCCGCCGAGCCGGCGCCGTGACGACGCGACGCGCCCCCACGACCACACGAACCCGCGGCACCACCCAGTCCCAGATCGCGGGCGGGGGCGTGACGGTGATGTGGAAACCGGGGCGCTTCGGGTACGGCTGGGAGAACCCACCACCACCACCGCCCATCGCTGGCTCTAGGGCGTCCGACGAGTCCACGACCGACAACGACTCCGCGACGCTGACGTCGTAGGTGGTCGGGAGACCGGCCAGCTCGCCCGTCTGCTCGTCCGCCGCCGCCAGGGTCTCGGGGACTGAGCCCGCGAACGTGGCGGCCGCACTCTCGAACTCGAGCGCGGCCAGCGCCTCCGTCGCGAGCCCCGTGAAGTCTGCGGTGCTCGACTGGACGTCGGACGCGGCGCCCGCCTCATCGACGGTGACGTCATAGACGGCACCACCACTCACCGTCGCGTCTGTCGTCTCGGCCGCGGTCAGGCTCTCCGCGCGCGCGCTCGCGAAATCGGCGGACGCCGCATCGGTCGCCGTGGCGGACAATGCCTCGGCCCGAGCGCCGGCGAACACCGCGGTGGCGGTCTCGCTCTCAGCCGCCGATCCGACTTCTGCTCGAGCAGCGCTGAAGTCCGCCGTCGCGGTCTCGCTCTCGGCGGCACTCCCCGACTCGGCGCGTGCCCCAACGAAGACAGCGGTCGCCGTTTCCGTCTCGGCCGCGGTTCCTGACTCAGCCCGAACACCGGCGAAGGTGGCCAGTCCGCTCGCGCTGTCCGACGCGGTGACGGTCTCCGCTCGCGCGCTCGAGAACACGGCGAGCCCAGTCTGTGTCTCGGCCGCGGTTGCCGTATCTGCGCGCGCCGAGACGAACGTTGCATTCGCCGTTTCTGTCTCGGTTGCGGTGACGGTCTCCGCGACCGTGGCGACGTCCGACAGCGCCTGCATGTAGGCGAGGTCGCGCGTGCCTGAGGCCCACTTGACGCTCTCGTAGGCGCGCGAGCCATCCACGCTGCCGTCGAGGACGATCGTGTCACCGCTGTACGCGACGACCTCTTCGACTTCGACGTTCGTCGCGAGGTCGATGTACTTGTGGTAGCGTGTGCCTGCCGCGCTGGACGGCAAATCCCAAACGAGCCGATCGTAGTTCCGCACCTCCGGCGTGTCGAACGTCGGGCTGACGATGGTCGTGGTGGCATAGCCCGCCACCTCCGACTGCGGGAACGCCAGTTCCACATCGCCGTTACACGTCGCGTCGACCGCGCCCGACGCATCGACGTTGCCGACCATGAACCACATGGCCGTGCTCGGCACCGAGAGCGCGGTCGGGCCGTCGAGGCGCTGCCAATCAGCGGTCAGCGCGATCTTGGTGGACTGGCCCGTGTCCCACGCGCTCTGGTCGTTCGACGTGATGCGGAGGAAGCCGGCCCCACCAACGGCGGCGGCCCGCGCCCACACCGCACCGCGATGCGGCTGTCCGGTCGTGTGCAGCACGCCTTGGCGGAGAAAGCACTCGGTGCCGCCCACCATCGTGAGGCGAGCGGCATCGGTCCCGCCCATCGGATCGGCGATTCCGTAGGTGAACGAGCCATTATTCGACCACTCACCGCTGTCCAGATCGTCGTTGTCGGTGGCGTAGTTCGTGCCTGTCGCTTCGATCAGGAGCGTGCGCACGCCCGCGATGTAGTGCGCGTCCCGCACGACGCCCGTCGCGACCGACGACAGCGTGTGCCCAGTGCTGCCGGTCTGCGTCGCTGCTCCCGTGCGCGCGAAAGTATCGCCCGCGAGCGAGTCGCCGGGCGCGTAGAGCCGCTGGCCCGTGACCGCGCTGCCGATGAGCGACACCCCGGCCGGCGCGTGGTCCGCCCCCTGCGCCGTCGCTGAGGCGGGCGCGGCGAACGTCTGCCCGAGCGAGAACGGCGCAAGGCCGAACAGCGACGTTTGCGTCATCAGTTAGGCCGTGTCAATGTCATCCCAGAGCAGGATGATGTTCGCCACGCGCGTATCGGAGGTCGTGCCCGCCGTATCCTGGTAGATGACGATCCCTTCGCCCGCCGCGAGCACGATGAACTCGTCCTCATCGGCCGTCGGATCGACGATGTGCACTGGCGTCGGCGAATACGCCCCGACCGCCGTCACCGCACCAACGATCGGCGCCGTGCCAATACTGCCAACGAGCGAGACCGTCATCCCCGTCACGGCGGTGCGCAAATCTGCCACCGACGCCGCGGAGGTCGCATCGACCTTCACCGGCGTCAGCGACGCGCCCGAGGCCGTGCCGGTGAACGTGTACCGCGTGACGGTGAGTCGCGGTGCCGTCGGCGTGGCCAGCGCCGTCGCGTGCTGCGAGACGACCGACAGCCGACGAAGCCGAACCTTCTTGCCCGTCGTCCCCACCGGGACGGAGAACCAGAGGAACCCGGTGGACGTTCCGTTCTGCGCCGCCGCGAGGATCGTGACTTGCGCCATCCCCAAGCGGTAGACACCGAGCACCGCTTCCTCGCGCACAGGGACAAAGAAGTGCTCATGCACCGTATCGGCCCCGATGACACGGGTCTGCGAGCGGATCTTCTTGCCCGTGTTCCCCGAATCGTCAGGCAGAATTATTTTCGATGCGATCGGTCCGGCCATCTCGCTATCCCCCTACGGGTTGAAGATGCCGGTGACGTCCTGCCCGTACCCCTGCCACGCGGCGGCCGTGCGATAGCCGTTCATCCACGCGAACGGGCGGGGATTCGTGCCGAGGTAGTAGGTGTTATTCACCCACCGGTTGTTGCGGCTCGTGAAAATCTCCGTGCCCCCGGCGTCCGTAACCGCGCCAGACGACCCGCCTTCGCCACCCGGCTGCGTGATGCGCTGGGTGACCGTGTTGTCGTGGACGTAGACGTTCTGGGCGATGAAGCCGCCCGGTGGCGCGTACCAGTCGCCATTCGCCACGTCGCGCGGCTGCTGAATGATGACGATCCCGTTGTAGTTCTCGTCTAGCGTGTTGTTGTAGACCTCGACGTCCGGCGAGGCGTGGATGCCAATGCCTGCGTCCCAGAGCCAGCCGTTCGGGCGATACGCGTCCACGGGGACACCGTTCCCGGTTACGACGTTGTCGTATACCTTCCCGATGAGCGAGACCTCGATAGCGATCCCTTCGCGATAGTTGCGCTCGACCGTGTTGTCGTGGAGCGCGTAATTCTTATTGAGGATGTCGAGCCAGAGTCCGACTCCGCAGTTGTCGCTAAAGGTCGAGTAGCGGACCGTCAGTGAGTCCGTCATCACGAACTTCGAGCCACCGGACTCGAAGCCGGGATTGTTCGGGCAGCCGTTGTTGTTGAACGTGAACGAGGAGCCATCGACGAGCACGGCGCGACCAATGCCACCGATCCCCGCGGTGCCGTTGTAGCGCGACTGCGAACGCAGCACCTGCATCCGGTTCCCGATGCGAATGCCGATGTTCGCGTTGTGGTGGACGTCGAGCGAGTCCAGCACCCAGCCGGTCGTGCTCTGCGTCGAGTCGTCGCCACCCCAGATCGCGCCGTTCTGTGCCGGTGGCACGTAGCGGGTGATAGCGCCACCAACAATCTTCACGCCGTTCACCCACGCCGACCCGTTGTGGCCCTTGAAGGCGAACGCGGTCACGTTCTCGCCGTCCATCACTGCGCCGGGCTCTAGTCGGAACAGGTTGTCCCCCTTGGGTACAACCGTCTGACGCACGAACGTCCCGGCCCTGAGCAGGAACTTCGTCCCCGCTGGGTTCGCGTCCACCGCTGCCTGGATCGACTGCGTGGGAAGCACCTCGACGTAGGTGTTCGTATCCGTCGGCGGAGGCGGCGGGTACGTGCAAGGCAGCGGCCCGCCGTAGTTGGTCGCCGTCGTGTCCTGGCAGGTGGGGGGCGGGTCCACCGGCGCGAGTGGCGCGTTCCACTTCTGGCTCGCCCGGTTGGCACAGGTGTAGATCACGAGCGCCGTGTTCGTCTTCAGCTTCTGCCCGAGCGGCTCGAGACATTTCCCGTCAGCGCGGCCCAGTTGCCCGAGCGCCGTGTGCGTCCACTGCTGGCTCGGCGGGCCGTAGCAATCCCAGATGAAGGCGATGGTCCCCTCGACGCTGCTCGCGTTGAATGTGTCGAGGCAGTAGGCCAGCCCGTTCGCGCGATACTCAGCCGCGCTCGACGCCGCCCATTTCTGGGTAGCCGATCCGTTGCAATTCTGGATGCGCACGGGCGTCCCGTTCGCAAACGCACCGTTGACGGTGACGCAGAGGTTGGGCTTCGACTGGACGGTGATGGTGCCGAGCGGACTGAGTGACAGCGCGGGCGCGTGCGGGGCCGTGAGTGGCGTGTCGGACGGCGCCATGCCACACGCAATCGCGACGACCGCGAGACAGAACGCCACCTTCAGTGATCGGCGCATCAGACGGCCAGCGAGTACGTGACGTTGATCGTGTCCCCGTTGGTCACCACCTTGTTCCCTGCGGTAAAATCCCCCGCGGAGAAGAGCACGCCTGTGGTGTTATCGACCGTCGCGGACCCGCCGTTATTCGTGAAGCAGCCGGCGACCGTGCCGGAGCTCGTCATCGCGAACGCCTGCGTCGGGCTCGTCGAGGCGCCAGCCGCAGCCCCGCCCATCGTGACGGACTTGCGGTCGCCTGTGTACGTCGGCGCGTTCGCTAATCCGACCTCGAGCCACCCCGCGTGCGAGGCTTGCGTGTCACCGGCGGCCTTGGTCCCTGCCCCGGCGAGTCCCATGCGGAAGGTCTGCGTGTAGCCGGAGCCGAGGAGATACTTGTCGAGCAGATCGTTCTTGCCGACCGTGGTCACGAGGTTGTCGATTCCATCGCGCCACTTCTCTTCAGTGGGGATCGCCGAGAGTTGCGCGCGATACTGAGCGGCCGACTCGTCATCCCCTACCGCCTCCGCCTCCGCGATCGCAGTCCGGAGCGCGACGTATTCCGCACGACGGTCCTCGACTGGCCCAACGCATTGAAGGTCGAAATGCCCGTGGACGTGCAAATCGTCGGCGGAGATGCGGTTCGGCCCGTAGGTCACGGAGGCGTCCGTCTGCTCACTTGGTTCCACTTTGTCCTTCATGTGGTTCTCACTGTTGGGTGTAGCCCACGCCGTCCGCGTGGAACTCGATCGCGAAGGTGGAGCCGTTCGTGGGGATGCCCCGGAGCGGACCGCCAGGGAACTCGCTGGTCCGCATCTCGAGGAAGAACAACGGGACGCTCTGGCCGTCGCTCGTCACGTGCGCGTAGACCACCGCACCGACGACCGTCCCGCCAGGCGCCAGGGTCCACTGGCTCGGATCGGCCGCGCGGAACACGGAGCGCCGGCCCTCCCGTGTGACTGACTTCCGCGCGAGCGTCTTTCGGCCGGTGCCGAGGAATCCAGGGACATAGCCGCCAACCCGGAGTTCCGAGAACCCCGCGATCGTGTCGGCGTCCGGGGTCGGTACGTCGGTCACGAGCATGATCTTGATCTGATCGGCCAAGAGGTCGATCGACGCGGTGTTGATGCCGTTCGCGCCCGCTGTGAAGGTGAACGACCCGCTCTCCGTGTCGATGCTCATCCGGCCGTTTCCTCGGTCGTGGTGACGCCGACGATCGCGCCCACGTCGTCGCGGATCACCGTCGAGCTGCGCGACACGACCTTGCCGGTCGGCATCGTCACAGCGACGTGCACGTCGGGCGGCTCCACGGTGACCGCGGTGGGTGCGATATGGATCTGCGGCGCGTCGACGTGGACGACCGTCTCGCGAGCGGCCAGCGTCTGCACCGTGGCGGTGAGTGTGTCGATCGCGGCGCGCGTCGATGCGGAGAACTCCGCGAATCGCTGGCCTCCGATGTCATCGACGGCGCGGCTCTGCGTGGCCTGCGCCTCGCGGACCATCACCAGGGCGTCGCGCGCGAACCAACCGTCCCACCGCTCGAGGGAATCGCTCTCCGGTTCGACGACCGGCTCCACCACCACGGGCAAAGGCTCAGGAGCTGGGAGCGCACGGGTCTCGATCTCGGTACGGAAGGACAGGAGTTCCGCGCGCTGCGCGTCCAGTGTGGCCGCCATCGCCGTAAACCCCTGCGCCATGCAGTCGCGCACCAGGAACCCGAACGACGCGCTCCGGTCCTCCTCTGCCGCGACGGGATCGCCTGCGGTGATCTGTTTCTGAGGCTCAGGCGCAGGCAGCGCAGGCGCGGGATCGGTGCCGAACGGGTCGTCCTTCGCGTCACGCTTCGCGAGCGCTTCCAGCGAATACTCCTGCTGCTGGCGATAGAGCGTGTGTCCACCGGGGAGCGGGGACTGGTCGAGCTTCCGCCGCGCTTCGTCCGGTGTGAGCACGGCACCGCCGGCCGCCTTTACCATCACGTCGTATTGCCCGGCGACGTCCATCCTGAGCAGGCCGTCAAGGTCCAGTTCCACGCCGAGCCACCGGCCTTCGGTGGTGGTCGTGAATCCGAACGCCTCATCCATGCACAACTCCCACTGCTCGATCGGGCTCTGGAGGCAGTCGGAGTAGTAGGCTTGGTTCGCGATCTCGGGCTTGGTGTAGGCAGGCTGTTCCCCGACGCCGATCTTCCAGGACGGGACGTGGAACGTTGAGCACACCGTTTCCGCGGTCCATCCGAGTTGCTCGATGGTCTGCGAGTCCACCGCAGTCATCCGCATGGCCTCGAACTGCATCCCGAAGCCCAGCACGGCCACACCACCAGGGGCACCGGGACCGAACCGCGCCGCCCACTGGTCGCTGAGCTGCGTGGCCTGCTCGGGCGTGATCGGGGTCGTAGTCGTGAGGATGCCGCTCGGGTTGGACCCGTTGCCGAAGAAGGACGCGCTATTGGTCTGGATCTGGAGCCCAAGGTTCGCCGCCGCGCCACACGCGAAGATCGGCGACGTGCCGACCAGTGGGTGGTAGAGGCAGTTCATCCGGTCGTGGATGATCTCTGACGCCGGAACCGCAACCCGCTCCTGCTCCAACCCCGCGAGGTTGTCCGTCTGGAGCTCGTAGAACACGGCGCCGTCCGGCGCCACGAGCACTTGCACGCGCGACGGGTCGAGCACGTAGAAGGCGCTCGGCACGCCGCGAAGATCCCGCTCGATCAGGACGTAGGTATTCCCCCGTATCAGCTTGCTCGCGGCCCACCATTCCTTGAACTGGATATGATTCTGGAATCGGTTCGGACGGCGAAGTGCCGGTGAGTGCGCGGCGTTCTCGACTTCGGACCAGATGCCGTTCTCGTCCCGCTCGACGAGCTTGGGCCGGAGCTTCCCGATGTCCTGCGCGATGCGCGTGATGCACGCATAGACCGCGTGGTGGGCCAGGACCGTGTCGGTCGTCCATTCCTGGTTCCGCTGCCACGCGCTGGTGGATGGTTCGCGAATGACCGGCCACCAGCTTCCGCGGTTGCTGGAGACGGCCTGCAGGCCCGCAGGGGCACGGCGTTGGATCTCGAGGCCGAAGAGCCTCACAGGCCCTTCTTCGGCTTCGGCGCGGGCGCCTTTTCCACTGGCTCGTAGATGCCGGAGGCCAGCAACGCCTCGGCTTCGCCGTCGGAAACGTCCACGATATTGCCGTTCGCTTTCGCTTTGATCTTCATGGCAAGCCCTTGAAGCCGTAGACGATTTTGGTCGGGAGGGGCGGCGACGACTGATACCGGGTGAGCGTGAGGTCGCATTCCATCTCGAACGCGTCCCACGCGCGCTTGACGCCGGGGAAACTCAAATTCCCGTAGTCGTCGCCGACGATCAGGCCGCCGAGCCGGACGTGCGGCACCCAGGCTTCGAGGTCGGCCATGACGCCCGCCTCGCTGTGATCGGCGTCGATGTAGAGGAAGTCGATCGGCTCGGACCAGGTGCGGGCGACTGCCGCCGTCGTGGCCGGGACGAGGCGCACGTTCGCGCTCACGCCCGCCTCGACCATCGCCCGCGCGCAACTGCCGAGCATGATCGGGCCTTGCGTGGTGATCGATCCGCCATCCTCGTTCAACTCGCCCGCCCAGGTATCGACGCACGTCAGCGTGCCGCCCCAGCGCCGGATCGACCGGGCGACGGGGATCGCAGAGGCACCGAGCCAGGTCCCCAACTCGACGCAGACCTTCGGGCGGTGCTGCTCGATCAGTTCGAGGATCTTGTCCCCGTGGTGGAACCAGCCGGGGATCGTCGCGGGGGCGGACATGACGGCTGTCATGCGGGCACCGCTTCGCGTATCACCCCGAGTCGTGCGCCACTGTCGAGAACCACGCACTTGATGCCCGGATGCGTCCTCGTCCAGTGCTCACTGATGTGCTGCACCTGATCCATACTCAGACGCTGCGGGAACATCAGCACCGCCGTGTCGCCGGGACGAAACTCGATCGTCGCCAGTTCGGCAGTCGTCCATTCGATCTTCTCGATGTCAATCATCAGACGGCCACCACGTCGCGATGCGTCTCGCGATGCGTCTCGCGGTACGTATGCGTGCCGATGTGACCTACGCTCTTACTCAGATCGTGGTCGATATGGATCGTGTGCCCTGCAGCCCGGAGGAGTCGGCAGAAGTAGACGTCCTCGGTTTCGGTGGGCGTCGAATACCAGAAGCGCGGACTCGGGATGTGCTCCACGACAGACGTCTTCATCAGAAACACGCCCATGCCGACGTGATCCACCGCCTCGAGGCCCGTTGCCTCGCTGCTCGAGACACACTGTCCGTCTCGCATCGCGGTTGGACGGGGGCGTGCGGTCCGAGTCACGTAGTTCGCGGCGACAACGTCTTTGTCGTGCGCGAGCAACCGGAGCGCGGTATCGGGCGGAAAGACCATATCCGCGTCGAGCCACAGGATGTGCGTGGCGCCCCACACCCTGACCATGTCGTTGAGAAGATTCTCGCGCGCGTGATGGACAAAGGTCCCGACCACCATCGCGAGCGTGACGATCGGCACGGACGCTTGCGTTGTCGCAAACATCCGCGCCAGATCGTTCGCGAACAGCGCCGGCACGGTGTCATGCGCCGGCACTGCGATCGCGAGCCTCACGCCGAATCAGGGCCAGGCAGTGACTCGCCCTGGTCGAGACGGTAGACCGCCTGCCCGCCATCCTTCTTGGCCTTGGCGGCGACCTTGTCCGCGACTGAACTATCCGCCGCGGCTGGTCCCTCGGCTTCCTTGGCTGCCTTCTTCGCTGCTGTTTTCTTCGCGGCCATTGGATGTGCTCCGTGAGGATAAGTCCTTGTTCTGCAACGACCTAGGCGTAGGCCACTGTGTGAATTCTGTCGACTGCGGTTGAGCGAGCCTTGCCCCAACTGATGAACCGCTCGACCCGGAGGCCGACCAGGTTCGCCTGCCAGAGCGACGTGTAGACTGCGGTCGCATCGGCCGGATCGGTCGGCGCCGAGTCCAGACTGAGCGACGCTTCGCGGCTCACGTCGATCTCGATCCCGCCCTCGT